AAATTAGGGAGGTGTCTTTGAGTCTGAAAAAGTTTGGGTTCTGTTGTGAAATTAGGGAGGTGTCTTTGAGTCTGAAAAAGTTTGGGTTCTGTTGTGAAATTGTGATGAGGTCCGGGCGGCTCACCGCGACTCGAGCACGCGCTTTATGAGGAGCGACATCACCGTGAGCTGAATAGCCGACGACACAAGCCGCGCGCGCACGCTCGTGGGCGCGATGTCTCCGTAACCCGTCGACGTCACGGTCGTCACTGTGAAGTAAAACAGGGCCACGAAGCGCTCGGCGGGGTGGGTGGGGAGGTTTGTGAGGTCGTCGTCAGTGGCCACGAAGAACATCACCAGGGAAAAAAACAAACACGTGATCAAAAGGTGGATCAAGAGCTTGAGCATTGATATTTACCAACAAAATTGTGTGGTGAGAATATTTTGTGCGCACCTAATAAATGCCTGGGACGAACTGGCCCAAACTCCGCAAGAACGCCCGGTTTGACAACTTGGTCCACGAGATCATCGCGCCGTCTGTCGCGGCCAACAACTATCGCGCGCGCAAGAACGCGGCGGTCCAGAAGGTGTATGACCTTATCCAGGCGCGTCTGGCCAAGGGCCTCAACGCCTTTAACAAGCCACCCAAGCCGCGCAGCCCGCCCAAGGCCCGGCCCAAGGCGCCCGCGAAGGCGGGTGTGCACAAACCAAAGTACGCGGCAAAGCGGCTGAAGATCGAGCACCCCAACACGGGTAGTATGGTCTTCGCCGACCGCATGACTGAGAAGGATCTCCGCAAGTACGCGCGGCAGCGGGGCATCAACGTCTCGAACGCCACCACCAAGGCGGCTGTCGAGCTATGCATCATCTTTGCTACCAACCGAAACGTTTGATTTTCTCCAAGAATTCAGCAGACTCACCCTTACCCGGAACGTCACGCCGACCAGCCCGGATCGCCTCGACCTCGAGGCGTGAAAGCGTCACCGCGCCAAGCACAAAGTCGTCAAAGGCTTCCCACGTCAGTGGAACCAAGCCTTTTACGATTTCGCCAACGTCCTTTGCCAAGTCACGCGTCTCCTTCTGGGCCCGGTCGTCCATACGGAGCTTCAGAAAGTGAAGCAGGTTGTGCAGGTTAATCTTCCAGTAAAATTCAGTCATCGTGCTCTGGGGCAGGTGCGTCCGGGCGAGCTCGCGGCAGCACCCGCGCTTGATGAGCTCGTCGTACGTGTGAAACGCCAAGTCACACGAGGCCTTCTGCTTGAGGATGAGGTTGTCCGCGCCCGGCAAAGCCTCATCGGCGCTGCCCTGCTTGTGCGCAGCGGAAGCCTGCCCGCGGAGCTCGGTCGGCAGAAAGTACTGATCCTCGATGACCGAGTAGCGGGCCGACACCTCGTTGACTGACGCGGTCCGGTGGCGGAGCCACTGGCGCGCCACAAACATGGGGCACTTGATATGAAACTTGAATTCGACCATCTCAAAGGGCGTCGTGTGGCGATGCCGCATGAGATAACGGATGAGTGCACGGTCGTCCGACACGCTCTTGGTGCCAGCACCGTACGAGACGCGTGCAGCCTGCACGACGGCGGCGTCAGATCCCATAGAGTCCACGAGGCGGACGGAAGAGGACGCCATTATGGGTAACACGCCCGATGCGTTTAAGTCTATTTCAGAGTGAGTCGGAGGGTCGTGGCGCCATAGTTCACGAGCCGCGCAGGCGTGGACCGCTCGAGGCCGCGCACCCTGAGCTCCTCGGTTGCGATTCCAGCGAGGTTGTCCACCGCGAACCAATTGAGACTCGTGATGAGCCACGCAAGCATGGTAATAATTCCGCTACGGACCATTTCTGCATTTTGGGCTGTCGCCCCGGTCAAGCGACCGAAGCGTGAGTTGTTGAACTTGTGGATTTTGTTGATGAAATTAGTAGCGTGAGAGCCACGTCGCAAACTCATCGCGAATGCCGCGGAACCCAGCGCCAGGTTCGCACCGTTCGGTCGAAGCTTTCCGGTTTGGAATTTGCGGTACAATACTGTAGAAATGGAAGAAGCGCCCGCCTCGATATAGTTTTCGTATCCGGTGAAATACTTTTTGACGAGGTTTTTAAAGGCTACGAAGGAGCCCAAAGTCTTTTTGCGAATGGTGAGTGCGTTGCTCGCGCTCAAGTTCAGCGTGTAATCCTGGAGGTAAAGCAGGACCATGAGGGTGATGATCAGTGCGATGATTCGCCGCGCTTGACCCTGACGCAGACGCGGTCGTGGGACCATGCTCCGGTGGCGCGTCGAGCCTGTGCGTCGCGACACGGCGAGGTTCATCTTATGTATAAGGGAGTTTTTTTATCGGTCCCCGCGGACTCGCGCCCATCCACGTTCCCGGGGGCACATACCATGTAGTGGCCGGCTCCTCGCCTGCGCACACGCACGCACGCACGCCACCTCCCCCACCCCAATCCCCATGTCCGACACGCCCCGCCGCCGCGCCGCCGAAGAGCACCGCGCCGAGGAGACCATGAAGCAGTATGAGGACCGCCTCGCCGCCCTGGAGATGCTCGAGGCCATTCACAAGGAGATCCTGGAGCGCAAGCGCGAGGCCGACGAGCAGGCCCGCAAGCTCGACATCGAGGTGGCCGCCGCCCTGGAGGCGGTCGAGGCTGCGCGCCGCGCGGTCGAGGAGTGAGCGCGCCGCGTGTTACACACTTTCGTAGATCCGGCCCAGGGCCGTAAGGCTTCCGTCGTCCTTGAACAGCGCACTCGTCCCCAGGTTCGCGTCAGACGTCCCCCGAGTCTTCCACGTGTAGCGCTCGACATAGTCCCGCGCGTCGAGTCCCGCGCACGCACCCTTCATGAAGGTTTCGACGAGCGAAACCTCGTAACCGCCAGGGTACTTGCCCGTCCAGTCAGCCACGGCAAACTCCGTGACCCAGATTGGCAGCTTGTACTTTGCGTAAATGGCGTCAATTTGATTCAGAAATGCGTTCACGTTAGGCGGGGCGTACCAGTGGACGCATATGAAATCCACGTGGGGACTGCCCGCCATGAACTGCTCGAGCCACGATCCGGGCTTGGCCGGGTTGGCGGCCGTCGCGGGACTACCGAGCCGGCGGCCGGGCGCCACGAGCAAAGGCCACAAGTTCAGAGCCTCGGCCGGGGACAGGTTCGACTGGTCCGTGCGATCAGGCTCGTTGAATCCGAGGAGCACGGGCGCGTTTACGCCCTTCTGAGGCGCGCCGTGAGACCCCCAGCACATGGCCGTGAACGGCACGTCCTCGAGTCCTAGGACGGCCGTGGGTCCCCACGTGTAGTACCACTTGGGCTCGAGGCTCTTTATCTTGGTGACGATCCGGGGGTCGGTCGAGGAGATGACCGCGCCTTTCTTGAGGGACATCGTGAGGTACTATTTGCAAACAAAATGTTTAGGTCCCGGTGCGCAAGTAGTTTAACGCATTCTGTAGCTTCTCTTCCATTGGCAGATTTCGATTTGTGAAAGCCTTCGACTTCAGAGTAGGGTGCCTTTGAACTGTATAACCTTGCGTCTTATTCGTTCTTATACTGGACACGTACTTCGGCAGGTCAGTATCTTCAGGGTGTTTTCTACAGTGTCGAGCTTTCAAACTACCTTTTTGAATGTCCGAAAGTTTCTTTCTCGTTTCGCCTGATAGATTTTTCGCGTTTTCAGACCGGCTTGCAACCCTGAGATTCGATATCCTATTATCCAGTTTATTGGTGTTGATGTGATCTATGACAACCACACGCGTGTCACGCTCGACATCTCGCATTACATATTCGTGTAAACTCCAAAGTTTGTTACTTATCCTTGCTTGTGCATACCCCATATTTGCAAGGTTCCACGAGGATTTCATAAGCTCGTGCCATATCTCGTGATCGACAATAGCGAACTTTCCAATGCCGCGCTTGCCGGTCAGTGGTATGATAGCTTGACCGCTTTCGTTCACTTGAATGGGTACATCCAACCGCCGTCTCTCCTTTTCTTCAAGATGCATCTTGTACCCTTCGTCTCGAGCTCTCTGGGCTTCATCTAACTCCTTGAACATTCTCCCAACATTCTTGCCATGTACCCGCACCTCATATGATTTGCTATTTTCTTTCCAATACACACCTTTCATTTCATGTGCGAATTTCTTGCCTACTTGAACGACAAAGTCGCTCCTTACAATCTCATCTTTCTCAGACTCCGAGTACGTGAAATTGACCTGTCCGTCTCGGTGAACGAACTTTATAACGTACTTGTCATATGCGCTTGCCCCTTCTTCAGGTGTCGTGAAGTATCCTACGCGAGTCGTTCCACAATATACTTGCCACCGAGGACCGCACACGCACTTATAGACGCCCCTGAACCCGGATGCAGGCTTCTCGGTCATGAACCTGTTCTGATTGTTCTGGGCCCGAGATAGAACACGCAAGTTTTCACGACGTGCATCGAACTTATTGCCGTTTATGTGGTCCACGACTTCACCGGGGTGTGTCACAAGGCCCATACGTTCCGCGATGAACCTATGTAGAGACACGCGCTTCGCGTTGATGCGCAAGAATGGATATATACTAGTGGTGTACATTTGTTTGCTCGCCACCTCGGCCTGGTCTTCTGGAGACACTAATACCTCCATTGACTTTAGTCTAGATATTCTTTTCCGCCTTAAGCCGCTCCTCAAGCGTCCCCTGGAACCGAATATTGCCCACGTGTCCCAGAACCGTCATGCAATCCGCGTAGATCTTGCCTCCCATCTGTTGCCAGCGCCGGCAGAAGGCGTAGTCCTCGGACAGGTACCGGCGGGACTCCGGGTCGATCATACAGTCGAAGGTAGCTACATACGTGTCCAGGTCCTTGTTCTGGTGATCATTGACGCACTCGAGCTCCGGATAATGCGCGTGCATCTTCGTGAACACGTCACGCTTGATGAGCATGAAGCCTGTGGGCCCGTCGAGCACCTCCGCGAACCCGTTCACGACGGGCGTGTTGGCGTACTTGAAATTCATCACCAGGGACGACGCGACCCGGCCAGGGTCCCGAGGCGTGTCGCCCGACATGACGTGGGCATCAACCTGGTCCCACATCACACACTTCTTGGGATAACACGCGACCGCCACGTCATGGTCCGACTTGAGCAAACGGAGGACAGATTCGGGGTCAAAGTGGATATCGGCGTCGATGAACAGGAAATGGGTCGCTTGGGTCTTTTGATAGAAGCGCGCAACCGCAAGGTTCCGGGCCCGGTGGACCAGGCTCTCGTTCTCGGTCGTGTCGAGCATCATCTGGATACCGTTCGCGGCACATGTGCGTTGCAAGCGAACCATAGACTCGGCATAGGCCTGGAGACACACGCCGCCATAGCATGGGGTCGAGACGAAGAGGACGACCGGGGCCGGGGCGTGGCTCATTACACTCTCAAGTGATCAAGTCCTTAGGCCTTTTTGATGAGGTACAGAATTTCGTAGACGGTTCCCACATCCGTATCGCGACCAGCGAAGCGTTTATACTTCTTTTTCACCTTGTCGTACTCGTAGGGCTCGAGCATCTTCTTCCACTTGGGCGCGCTGATAATTCCCTCGTCGTTGTACGAGATGAGGACGTACTTGGAAATCTTCAGCGAGTCCTCGATGAGTTGCGTCATCGCTTTCAGGGCAAGGTCTTCCTTGTTAAAGTCCGACTGGTTCCGCTCGGCTCGGTCCGGCATGTGAGTCACCTCGGTCCAATTCTTCGCCTTTTTATTCGTCACGATGACGTTGAGCAAGAAATACATGTGACTGTACTCGTGTTGGTTGTATGGCGGGTCGTAGTAAATGAGATCAAAAGGTCCCTTGAGTTTTTTGACGAGGTCGTTGGTCGACTGGTTGTGGCACGTCACCTTGCACGGTTCGGGGGACCACACGGGGCACTCTAGTTTTATAGGTTTGGACACCCGATTCCAGTGGCTTTCCGTTTTGTGAAACGTGCCCACGTTGTCCTTGTCCTTGAAGAAAGCCATCGTGTGACCCATGGTGTTTGCGTGGACACTCGCCTGCACGAGGAGTGGACCGAGGCACCAGTCGGTCAGGTCGTTCTCGACCTTCTTCTCGATGTAGTTGCGCATGGTGTCGATGATGCGAGCGTTTTCGTGGGTAAAGAAACAGACCTCTCCAGCCTTGGGACTCTCCGTGCTCTTGGGCGCGTACCACTTGGTCATGATACCCTCGACGTACGGCCCCTTCTCAGCCAGCTCATTCATCTTGTCGATGTGCTTGGCTATCTTTTCCTGTTGAGCCTTGTTGGGTTGCTTCACGTAGCACCCAGCGCTGACATCTGCATAGACCTCGAGGTCGTTCGTGTGGAGCTCGGACGATTGTGTGGACAACATGCGCGCCACGACCCCACTCCCTGAGAAGCCGTCCATCGTGACCAGCTTGTCCTTCTTGAGCTTCTTCTTGACGTGATTGACCTGTTCTTCAATAAAGTCAAGGAGCTTCCGTTTGTTCCCCAGGTAAGTGAACATAGGCTGATGGATGTACTCCTCTGTCATTGAATTCGTTTGTCAAATTAAACTACACTGGTTAGCGCGAAAGCAGTTCTGTCTGGTATCCACCGCGCAGAAGAGCCCTCTCGGCAATGTGCGCTTTGACCTTGATCTTCGCGCCGTACTTCTCCAGCAACTTGAGGCACTCCTCGTCACCGCCCCACTCGAGGACCAGTTCCAGGACGGACCAACCGTCACAGTCCTGCCAGTTGGGGTCGGCCCCCAGTTCCAGGAGTTCCTTCATCATAGATGCCGTGTGGTACTCGTGACCGTTCCAGCCGTACCACGCGGCATCCTTGCATTCTTGGGGTGCATCCTTGAACGCCTCAGTCAACGTGGGGACGGCGCCGTCTTCCCACTTGTACCAGAAGGCGTGGAAGCTCGGAGCCATCTTACAAATGACAGGGCGCGCGTCCTTAGACTCGTGTGCGAACATAGCATTTTAGGCACCGTACTTTCCACGATGGAAAATCGACCGGAAGAACCGTCTCGCACCCCCTGCACTTGCGGCACTTGCACGACCCACAAAGCTTACTACACACCGCGCACCGGCAATCGCGTCTCAGGCCCCCGCAAGTCCGGCATGTCAAGCAGTCACATTCGTCTTTGTAGTGCTCGAAGATTCCGGTTTTGGGTGGAATGCACTTCAAACACTCGCAATTGCCGTACAGCGTCTCAAGGCACCGCTTACACCGTTCACATCCGCACTGAGGTGTCCTTTTCCAGCAAAGTCGGCATACGGGGCAAGAGCACTCACGCAGTTTCCGTTGGCAATGACGGCAGTAGGCACACACACAGAACTGTGTTTTCTCCTTGCAGAAGCGGCACCGAGGACAAGTGCAGTCGTCGACGGTCTCCTGACAGAAGAGGCAATGGGCGCACTCGCAGTTTGCCGGCAACTGGTGGCAGTGAAGGCACGCGTCTCGACACTCGCACTCGTCGTCATCGCACCAACCTTTGCGACCGTTCTTTGAGTTCATCTTGGGGATGATAATGCCGGCGGCGCACTTATTACCGCGGACCCATGCATTCACTTGACCATTAAGCTTAGAGTTTCCGAAGCGTTTGATGCATTGCGATCCGAGGATAACTTCCACTCCGGATCTCGTATTCAAGAGACAGAATATCGTTTTCAACTCGTCACATGTGCATATGCACTGCATGGTGTCGCCTTCGTCACCGTCGTCGAGCTTGTGCGGACGATCCATTCCCACGACTTCCCATACATCATCACTCCATGCATTTCCAGTAAGTTTGAGGAGCTGGACATTCAGCTCCTCAAACTTATTGCTCACAACCTTGTCAAAACGCCGCGCCCATGCGTTGGGAAATTTCGCGTATAAACCCTATACGAATGGCATGTGTTTTACACTCTCAAGAACCCGTACCCTTAAGCTGCGCCTTCACGATAGCCTCAATCTTGCCGAGCGTCGGTGCAGACACGTCGCAAATCTTGCACAACTCGGCGCGCGAGGGCCCGACCCCGAGCTCTGTGAACACGACGCTCATCACAGCCGCAGCGACCGCCTTGGGCGTCCGGCCCATCAGCTCCACGCAGTCCTCGAGCGACTTGCACACGCGGACAATCTTCATCTTGATCCGGCCTCGGTCCGTCTCGGGAACCGCCGTGGACTCGATCGAGTTGAAGAAGCGCGTGACCAGGTCCGCAGGCGTCGTGACGTGGACCTCGGTCTCGGGGACCTGGTCCTGAAACATGTCGAACGTGCGCGAGATGTCGCGCGGCGGGATCCCGAACGCGTCGGCAATCTCGCGCGTGGTCCGCGCGACGCCGTGCTCGCGGCACGCCTGGAACACGCAGTTGGCCTTGATGCCGTTGCGGACCGCCCCGCGCGTGAGGACCGCCTCGTTGAACGCCTTGTACTTGATCTTTGCAGCGTACATGACAACGTCCTGCAGCTTCAGAACATCCTTGCCGATGCGGTCCATGCCCGCATATGCGTGGAACAGCGCGCGGTCCTTGTGGTTCATGGACGCGTGCATGTTGATGCGGGCCAGGCGCTTCTGCGCATACGTAGCGCCGCGCTGCGCAGTCATGAAGGTCGTAGCGCCCCAGGCCTCGGAGAAGTGGTCCAGGTTCACGGGCGCGCCGATTCGCGAGGGGTCCCCACCGCCGTTGCCGTCGTCAGCACCCGAGCGCCACTCAGCCTCCGTGGAGATGAAGACATCGTCCACGCGCGCGCAGACGGTGCAGACCGGCAGGTCGTCGTGCACGTCGAAGGACTTGAGACCGCCACAGTGCGCGCACAAAAAATCAGCAGTCGGGTCCGGGACCTCGGGCGAAGAAAGACTTTCTTCGCCCGCGCGGCACGCGTCGAGCGCGGCCCAGCTCAGGGCGAGGGCATCAGTGGCACACATCAGGGTGGGGAGGGCGGGGGACTTAAGAGTGGGACCCGACCGCGCCAACCTGGCGTAAACAAAACACGTTTTCTTAGTAATGAGCGCCCAGGTCCCTGTCGTGGATCACGTGAAGCGTGCTACGATCGAGTCTATTGCTTCTAGTTCCCCGTTCAATATCTTTAATATCGTCGCGCTCGTCGCCATCCTGGTCATCGGGTTCTTCCTGTACAAGAAGTTTAACGTCAAGTATGCTCAGGGCGCGATCCGGACCTCGAGCTTCGTTCCCTCCGTGCCCAAGCCGGTCGCCGCCGCGGCGCCGGTCGTCGTCGAGGCGAAGGGGTCCGAGCCGGGTCCCGCGGGGGATGAGGACGAGTGAAAGACGCGTCTTTTGATCAGCGCTGCACTGAATCCACGACACCCCACTCGACGCACTGCTTCGAGTCCAAGTACATATCGTGCTTGAGCAGTTTGTGTAGCCTGCGCTCAGGGATCTGGGTCTCTCGCGAGTAGATGGACCGGAACCGGCCCATGAACTTTTCGAGGTTGCTCATCTGTTCCTTCAGGTCCTCGAACCTTCCCCAGACCCCGTCCATATTGAGTTGATGAATCAGTATGTACGAGTTCTCAGTCATGTGGCGCGAGTAGCCGCCCAGGAGCAGGAACGTGGCGGCCGAGGCGCACACGCCGTCGGCCACGGTCCGAATCTTGACGTGCTTGTTGAGCCCGCGTATGCAATCCATGCCGCTCAGGCCCGAGTGCATGTCGCCCCCGTCGCTCCGAATGTAGAGCCGGATCTCGGGTCTCTGGTCCTCGAGGCCGAGGTCCATGTACTTGTGGCGCAGGTCCTGTGCGAGCTTCCGGAGCTTCATATTTAGTTCAAGGATCGTCGCTTCACACACGTCGCAGTGGAAGTACACGTCCGTGCCTTGGACGTGCACGTAGGGAGGAGGCTCTTCTCTTTCGAGGTCTTCAGTGTCGCTCATTAGGGTCTCAACGTGCCGAGACTTTAGGCCGTGAGGCTCTTTTTGAGTCCCGCAAGCGTTTTCGCCTTGATTTTGCGGAACGGCGACAGGTGGTTCAGAACGTCCAGGTCCTGTGGCAAGAGCCCGTACTCGCGGAGCGTCGCGACGTCGCCCGCCTCGGCATAGTCGCGGAGCAAGAGCAGGTGGTCCAGGTCGAGCCTCTTGCCCGGGACCCTCGTCGCCATCGCCTGGATCTTCTTGGTCCGCATACACATGTTCTGGTACTTGGTCCACGTGGCGCCCGGTTTCAACGGTTCCTTGAGCGTGTGGCCTATCTTGACCGCGGGCAGGATACACCCGTACAGGTTAAAAAGGGGCAAGAGGTCCCAATCGCCCGCGTACACGCGGTCCTCGATGATGTCAGCTTGGCTGAAATAGTCGGCGACCGACGCGAGCGTTTCGGGTTTACACTTTGGGACATCCACATAATTCTGTTGCAAAATTGAGGCAATGTTACCAGGCTCCTGGATCGGTTCACCCACAAAGTGTGCAGGGTTGGCGTTCGAGGACGTGGACACGAGTGACGTCACAAAGTCCCGAGGGCCCTGGAACTGGTCGCGCCAGTCGGACGAAAAGTGCGTACTCTGTTCGACCTGGCGGACGTCTCCTCGGGCCCGGCGGATCGCTTCGTCCGTGGCCGCCGGGACCATGACCTTGATCTCCTCGAACGTCGGTACGGGAAAGTCAAAGACTTGGAATTCAAAATCAAATTTGGGGAGGACCTGGGAAGTCACGACGAAAAGACCTCGTGTGGGAGGACCCGTAAGTTCTCTGAGTCCGACCAAGTCCTGGACGCACTCATAGTCATCCAAAATTACCGGAAGGTCTGATGTTCTAATTTTCTCCAAGAATTCTGTCGTATCATGTTTGCTCTTCAGAATTTCAGATGTTAATTCGATGTGTGTGGGGCCTAGCGTTCGGTGGACCGTCCAGGATTTTCCGATCCCGGTACGGCCGAGCACGACCACAGCCGGCCCGAGCTTCGTGAATTCGTGTTCATAATTCTGTCGGGGTCTAGTAACATAGTACCTGTCCATGGCGCACGGGTCCGATGATGAAGACGAGGGTGACCTCTCAAAGCAGGTGATGAATATTCTCCTCCAAAATAACGCACTCAAAGGTACTCTGACCGGGTACTTGGCGTTCAACGTCGTGATCTTGCTCCTTTTGATTTATATCTCGGTACGTATCAGCTTGAAGTGATGAGCCGTCCAGGACCTTCAGGTCCTGTTTTAGTGAGGCGCGCCAGGGACCGCGTGCACAAGTTCGAGGCTGTGTTTTCTGATGGCGCGCCGCGCGTCGTTCGGTTCGGCCGCCAGGGCTACTCGGACTATACGAAACACCACGACGCGAAGCGCAAGAGCCGGTACATCGTCAGGCACCAGCGCCGCGAGAACTGGGGGCGTTCAGGTTCGCGGACTGCAGGCTTTTGGTCCCGGTGGCTCTTGTGGTCCAAACCCTCGTTCAAGGCGGCCCTCGCCCAGACCCAGAAGGTTCTGGGAAGGAAGATTCTATTTAAACGGTCGGGGCGTTGAGTGACCAAGAAGATGGCTCAAGGGGCAAGTGCTTCGCACTTGAGACCGGTCCTCATAGGCCTCGTCGGACGCTCGCGCGTCGGAAAAGATACGGTTGCTAGTTTCTTTTCCGACACACACACGGTCACGCGGTTGGCCAAACCCATCAAGGAGGCGTGCAAGGCTATTTACGGTTGGGACGATGCCGTGCTCGAGACCGACCTGAAAGAGGTTCTCGACCCGCGGCTCGGTGTTTCACCTCGTCTGGCTATGATCCACATGACCCAGGCCATACGCGCGTTCACGGACCCCGAGTTCTTCACGCGCCGGCTCTTCGACTCGTGGGACGGCACGACGCCCATGGTGATCCCGGACGTCCGGTACGACCACGACGTCCGCGAGATTCACAAGCGGGGTGGCGTGACGATCAAGGTGACCAGACCGGGGTGTCCGCGCCACGTGGCCGAGGACACGGTCGACGACCTATGGACGACGTACGAGGTCCAGAACGACGGGGCGATCGAGGAGCTTCGGGTGAAGGTGGCTAGCTTGGTTTTTATTGGCACGAAATAGTAATGGCGGATGATTCCCAGCCCATCAAGTACGTCT